GAGTGATGACAGACAGGAGAAATGGGAACTCCCTGAACTAGGCTGAGCAGGGCTTAGGAACCTTTAACCCACAGAGGAGAATCCGCCCCGCAGGGGCGTTCCGGGCGAGGTTGCCCCGAGTTTGGGAGGTTGCCTCGATTCCGGGCACGCTCGCCAAAAGTTTGGTAACTTACAGGAGGCTTCGCGGCGCACGCTAGGACCGGCTTAAGGGCGCCTTGGGGAACGTTCAGCTACCACCTCGGTCATGCTCGGCGGCGGCGCCGCGCGGAGGCCAAGGCCGGATACCAGGACATCCATCGTGGAGGCGATATCGGCGCCCGAGCGTTTCGCGACCATCCGGATCTCGTCGGCGTTGACGGGGACGTATCGCGAAACCGCGGCGCGAAAATAGGGGTAAAGGTCGCGGACCTGGCCGGCAGCTTGAGCGGCCGCGATCGGACGCAAAAAATCCTTCACCAGCTGGCCAAGGCGCTCTTCCTGGAGGAGCCACCCGCGCTGGTAGAGGTGGCGGGCGATGGTCTGGAGGAGGGCGACGCAGTTTTCGACCTCGCGCTCGCGGCGTTGTTCGGCATCGGGCCATTGCAGGGTGGCCAGGAGCGTGGCGCGGCAACGGCGACGCCAGCGGCGGAGGGCGGTCGCGCGGTCGATGCCCGCGCTGGCCTGTAGGAAGTGGGCTTCTCGGGCCTCTTCCGCTTCTCGGAGCTGAAGCTGACGATCGAGGGCCATCGGCTCAGGCCGCCGCGAGCGCGTTGACGAATAACCGGGTCGAGGTAGCGCGCACATGCGTGTAAATCATCGTCGTGCTCACGTCCGAGTGGCCGAGCAACTCCTGCACGTCGCGGATGTTCGCGCCTGCCTCCAACAAATGCGTGGCGAAGCAGTGGCGGAGCGTGTGGGGCGTGACGCGCTTCAGAATATTTGCCTCTTTCGCGGCATCCTTCACGGCCACCTGAATCCATGAATCCGACGTCCACCAGCGGGCGCCGTCGCGGATGCAGGTGGAGGGGAAAACAAACTGCCAGGCGATGTCGCGCACCGCGCTCGGCATCTTTTTCGCGAGAAGGCCGGGCATGGGCCTACTGTCTGTTCGATCCGCCCGGAGCATTCTTGGTTTTCCAACGCGCAAGAAGCCGCTCGCGCGTAAGCACATCTCGCTCGGCGGGCGGGAGCTTTTCATTTTTCTCCCAGTATTCCCATAGCCGCTTGCTCACGCCTTCCGCGTTCGCGGCCTGCTCAATCGTGAGCCCCGCCGCGATGCGGGCTTTGCGCAGCTCGCCGCCGTAGGTGCCTGCGTGGTGATACTTCGCCTCGTATTCCGCTATCTGCGCGGGCGTGGCGCTAGGGTGTAGCGAGCGCCAGAAGGCTGGCGTGTGCATCTCCATTGACTCGCGCCGCGCTGCGCGGGCCTTTGCGGAGAGCGACTCGGCACGCTTCAGCGCGGCGCCCTTTGGCGATTTCGCGAACGCTCGTGCAGCGGCTTTTTCTAGCCGTGTAGCTTTTGCGTGGCTGGATTCGCTTTTCATTTCGCGGCCTCCAGGTAGGCGGCGAGATCCATCTCTCCGGCCCGCTTCGCGAAGGCGATGGCCTCCGCCTTGATTTCCGGGGTGCAGATCACCGCGCCGGAGGCGTCGGCGACCTTGGCCACGGACTTAAGCGCGGGGCGACCCATTCCCTCGGGGGCCCATACCCAGCCAGCTTCCAGAGCCGTGCTGGCGCGGGCGGCGCGGACGGCTTCGCGGGGATTCGCTCCATGGGTGGGGTGAAGGCGCTCGATGAAGAGGCCGGTGTCGCCGTTGAAGGATTCGAGGATGGTGAGGATTGAAGTTTTCACGATTTACAGTCCGCACTGTTTTGCGGATTCAGTCAAGTAGTTTCCGCACTATTTTGCGGATTTCTTTCGGGAGTCAGGGAGCGCCGATCGAACCACGGGCCAGAGCCAACGCGCTACGCGCGCGGCTCATCCCGACCGTTAGCCAGAAGAAGAGACTTCGCGTGCGCCATCCACTCACGCCATGTGGCCTCCACGCGGGCGCGGGCTTCCTTCGGGCTCGCGAAGTCGATGATGTAATACGTTCCGCCGAACCAGACGCGAAAGCCTTTGTGCCACAGCGTGCCATCCGGCATCCGATGCTTTCGGCCGGTGCTGTAGTAGTAGTTGCCGATGTGGACGCCGTCGGCGTTGGCCTGCCAGTGCACGCCTGTTTTGTTCGCCGTCCAGATTACCGGCGCGTTACCCGCTGCCTCAATCCAGCGGAGAGCGTAGGCTTCGCCAGCCGCCCGCGCATCCTCAGCGGTTGCATACTCCACGCTTTGGTCGATGGCCGGTAGCGGCAGATGCGCGTGGTCGGTGTCGTAGCCGCCCGCGTTGTAGAGGTGATAGGGCGGATGGTTGGCGCAGTTTTTACCGGCGTATCCCACGAGGTCGATGAGGTTGAGCGAGAGTCGCTCGTGATGCGGCCCGACACTATGCCAGCGCGGCGCGGTGTCGCGGAGGTCGCGGAAGAGATAGAGTTTAGTATCCATAAAAAGAAGACGGAGGCTAACAATGCGAGGGAGCCAATGCGGTTGCTTGTCACAGATCGGGCGCGGGAGCCGTCCGATCGCGTTGCTCGCTGGCCCGCATCGGCTCCTCTTGTGCGTTAGCCATATCGAACCGCGAAGCCGCCGCGATAAGCTCCTCCGAGCCCGGCGACAGTCCAGTCTCTTTCAAGAGCTGCCATGCGCCGCGAAAGATTCTCTTGTCGCTCTCCCACGCAAACGTCAGTCGGGCGATTTCGTCCGCCGCCACCTCGAACAGTTGTTTGCGGCGTCGGTCGTCGTCGTGAACCGTTTGATGCGCGTCGGCCTCTGCTTCACACGCGGCAGCAATTTCATGCGGCTCACCCACGAGCCACGTTTCGTTTTCGGAGTCCCATTTCATAATAAAAAAGAGGCTAACAAATAGATGGAGCGAACGCGATTAGCTGTCACGGGAAGTGTCGCCACTAGGCGCGTCGCTCATCAGGACGTTAGGCTTTGCGCTTTGGATTTCCGCCGCGCCACCACTCTTTCGGTTTTCGGGGCAGCACGATTTCAGGAGGTGGCGGCACGTATTTAATTAGATGCACTTGGTGAGGCTGCCGAAGCCGGCTTTCCGGTATCGTCGCCGTATCGTTTTCGTCAGGTTTATTGGGAGCCATAAATTGCGATTGAGCCTAACAATGCGGTGCTGCGAACGCGGGTGTCTGTCACGCGGCGTGCCTAGCTCTGTCCTCCCGCGTCGCAGACCTTTCCGTTAGGCAGACGGAATAAAACCGCCTTTCACCTCACGCGATTCAGCGTGATAAGTCTCAGTCACCGAATCCTTCCCGCCGATGCAGGGCAGTTCGACCACGACACGCACACGCTTTCCGCCTGCGGGCGGTTCGCCGTGTGGCTCGGGCGACAAACAAGGCAGGCAATCCCAGTCCTGCCAGTTTTGGTATAGATCAACGTAATACTCTACTTTTTTGGTTTTCATGGCGTTAGAAAAAATAAATACAGAGCCTAACAACGCACTGGAGCCAACACGGCCAGCTATCACGCTGACTGCCTACGCGAGTTTGTGTGAGTTAGTTTTGCTGGCGAAAGCGTTTAGGTGTTCGGGCCGTGCGGCTCAGCTTCGTCGTTAGCCAAGACAGCAGCGATGCGGTCGCGGAGGGTGATTCGGGTCTCGGTCGTGCTTCGGGACCAGTAGGCAAGGTCTTTCACGGCTTCGCGAAGACGGACCAGTTCGCGCTCGGTTTCATCATGTTTACGCAGCAGGTTTACCGCGTCGTCTATCGTTGCGCCGATCTCGGCAGGGGGTGGCATTTCTAGCGTTTCGTCTCCGCGTCTCCATGAGTTGAAGTTCGCGAGGGCGAGAAGTGTTTCGGTGGCTTTGCTCATTTCAGAAGTATTTCGCCACGCCCGCCAGCTCGGCGGAAATCTGCCGGACCTTTGCGCGCTCTTTCAGCATCACCGATTGTCGCTGCGCGATGTTTTGGATCGCCTCTTGTGGGCTCTCCCCAATGCCGACGATTTCGCCGCCGATCTTCGCGCGGTATTCAGATTCGGCCTCGGCGAAGCCGCCGACGTATTCGATTTCGATAAGTTCGAGTGCCTTTTCGTATTTCATAAAAAAAGAGGGCTAACCAAGCGAGGGAGCCAATGCGGTTGCGTGTCACGCCGACTGCGCGGGAGCAGTCCGACCGCGGGGCTCTCTGGCCCGCATCGGCTCCTCTTGTGCGTTCAGCCTCGTGCGTAGCGGTGGAGGCGGCGGCGGATGGTGCCGGCCCGCAGGAGCATCTTGCGGCCTTGGCTCTCTAGGCGGCTCGCGGCCCGGTCGGCGTCGCCCAGGCTGGTCTCGCCGTCGAAGCGCCGATACCCCGGACACCCCGGCCCACTCAGGATCTCACCATCACTATGCTCGGCCATAGCCCGCAGCTTGCGCTCGTCGATGCCCAGCGCCGCCTCGATCTCCCGCGCCTTCACCCACCCCCGGCCGCGCAGCCAGGTAGTGAGGGCCGCCACCTCTTCCGCGCTCACTTCAGGCGCGGCTTCGCGGAGGCCTAGCTCCGGCGTCTCAGGCATCGTGTGCGCGTGCGTTTTCATCGGTCAAAATTCTCCGTCCCACTCGATGGGATTTTCGGCCGGCACCGGCTCGGTGGGTGCGGGCTTCGCCGCCGGCGCCGGGCCCGGCTTGCCTCCCATCTCGCCGATCCGTTTCCGCAGGATGAAGGACAGCTTCCGCAGGGTGTCGTCGTCGACGAGCCCCACGGCCTTGCCGCCGAGCCAGCGCTTGAAATAGGTGCTCAAGCCGGCCAGCCCGCCCTTGATGCCAGCGGCTTCGCCCAAGCGCTCGATCTCGGCGAGCATCGCCGCCCGCCTTGCCTCGGGCTCGTCCTCGGCGTGGAGCTGCGCGCCGAGATCGCCCGGCCTGGAAAAGCTGCGGAAGCGGGCCAGCACGCGCGTCAGCTCGGCGTTGGTCAGCTTTTTCGAGGACTTGGTAAACCCTCCGATGGCGTCGGCCTGGAGTGCGTGGCGCACTTCGTCGTCGCACGCGCGGCCGAGCGCCTGGAGCGCCTCTTTGCAGGCGCGCCACTCGCGCCAGTAGAGCGTGATCTGCGCTTTGGTCATGGCTCAGCGGCTGGCCAGGCGCACGATCTCGGCGAGCACCGCATCGCGGTCCTCGATGGTCGGGAAAAGCACGTCGCCTTCGCGGCGGCCCTCCAGGGCGAGCGGCATCCAGGTGCCGGTGTTGATCGACTGCGCCTCGATCCAGGGACCTACACCCGCGCGCAGGGCGTTGCCGTCGCGGCGCACGATGGCCGCGACCTGGCCGATCCAGTCGAGCGTGAGGCCGCCGAGGGTTGGGGCGGATTCTGTGGCGGGCGCGTTCATTTTGCGGCGGCCGCGGCAAGCATCTCGGTCTTGGGCTCGATAAAAAAGGCCTCATCCTGGACCACGCGCAGGCCGATGCCGCGCAGGCCTGCCTCGTCGATCTCGCCGCGCTGGTGCGCGCTGTGCAGGCCGGCCTTGTCAGGCTCGACTTTGGTGCGCAGGAACTTCGCCAGCGGCCCCACGAGCTTTTCCTGCACGCGGTCCCAGGTCCAGCCACTGAGGGTCTTGAGCGTGGGGTTGCCGGTGCGAAAGCCGAGCGAGCCGTGGAGCAGGTCGAGACTTTTTCGTGCGCCGAACTCTGCGGGGTTGGCCTCGGCCCAGACTTGGAGCCGGTCGGTGGCGGCCTCGACGAGGATCTCGAGGCTGTCGATCTGCTTTTCGTAGCGTTGGCGGATCTCGGTGAGTTTGCCCTCCAGCTCAGCGGTGAGCTGGTCGCGCTCGGCGGTGGCGCGGGCGAGTTCGCCGAGCACACGCTCGGCATCGGCGCGAGAGTTGAGGGCCGGCTCGGTGCGGCGGATTCTGGTTTTTTTGCTCATGTGTGGTGTGGGTTAAGGTAGCCTTAGGGGAGGGGAGCGAGGGCCTTGGCCATGGCCTGCTCCTCGTGGTGGTCGGCGAGTTCGAGCAGCGCCTGGCGCTCGTCGCGCAGGCGATACACGGTCACCGTGTCGTCGCGCTCGGCGGCGAGCTGGATCTGCACGTCGATGACCTCGGCGTTGGCCCGGCAGCGGCCGGCATAGAGGCGGTGTTGGACGGCTGTCATAGGGTGGGGGTCTCGGTGTCGGTGCCAGCGCTGAGGTGTTGGCCAGCCTCGCCGATGACGGGGAGGCCGAGAGCGAAGCGCGCGGCGGCGAGGCAGGCGGGGTAAGAGGCGAAGGGCTCGGAGGGCTTGGCGTTGGGCTCGTCGATCATCCAGGCGTGGCGGCCGGCGAGGAGCGTGATGATGAGGTCGCGCCCGAGGTGGTAGGAGCGGAGGCGCCAGGTGATGGTCGGCGCGGTGCGCGCGTCGGGGCAGGGTGTGGCGTTCATCGGGCGAGGGGGGAGCCGATGGTGGCGAGGTCGAGGGCCGGGGGCAGGGAGGCCCAGGCGTAGACGCCGGAGGCCTCGGTCCCTCCGGCCCAGAAAAAGGCCTGGCGGCTGGGCAACTGCTCGAGGCTGCCCTCGCCCACGACGGGCTCGCCGTCGCCGGCCTCGCCGGAGCGCCCGGCGAGGAAGAGCGGCTGGCCGAGCGGAGGCACCTGGTCGAGCAGGCGGCGCCAGTGCAGGAGGTGCGGAGCGGCGTGGCGCGCGAGGATCTGCGCGGCCTCGCCCGGCGAGACGTCGCGCGGCCCGTGGTAGTTGGGCGCGTCGGCGTAGTGGCGGGTGATGCGCAGGGCGTCGACGGTCTGGTAGCCGGCGGCGAGCGCGGTGAGGAGAGGGGTGGTGTTCACAGGCGGACGAAAAAAAAGAGGGTGGCGGTGCAGAAGCCGGCGGCGAAGGCCACGGCGACCACGAGGGCGCGTTGCGGGGCATCGAGAGCGGCGTCGACCACGCGCGCGGCGCCCGCAGCGAGGAGGCCGATCCCGGCGATGGCGGCGCAGACGGCGCCGGCGAGAGCGAAGGAGTCCATGGTGGAGGGGCGGGGGATCAGGCGGCGGAGGCTGCGAGGGCTTTGCCGGCATGGTGCCAGACCTGCTCCTCGGCGCGGCAGCGGTGGGCGGCGACGAGGGCGGCGGCCTCGTCGAGATCGAGCGCGAAGCAGTCGTTGCCCCGGCGGAGGGAGAGGCGGCGGCGGAGATCGGCGGCGAGCTTGCGGTCGGCGGCGGTCGGCGTGCTGCCGCGGGTGGGCAGGAGGGAGCGGTTGATGGACATGGCTCAGCTGCGGAGGGTTTCGACGCGGGCGATGGCGGCGGCGATCTGCTCGACGCCGCTGCCGTGTTCTCGCGCGGCCTCGCGGCAGATGGCGTCGAGGGTGTTGAAGAGGCCGAAGCGGTTGGCCGCCTCACGGCAGAGCCTCACGACCTCCTTCTCGTCTCCGTTTAAGCCGTCGTAGCCGGGCAGCCGGGCGGCGAGGAACAGGCGGCAGTCGGCATCGCCCACCTGCCGGAGCGCGACCTTGGCAAAGGTGCGATTGCGCAGCTGCTGACACTCCGCCCACGCGGCCTTCTGCATGTCGTCCCAGAGCTTGGGCATGGCGAGCATGACGACGCGGGTCTGCGACTTGTTGAGGATGAGCTTGAGGAGGTTGAGCGCGGCGCGGCCGCTGTAGTGGGCCTCATCCACGACCAGCACGCGCGGGCTGCGGGCCAGGGAGGCGACGAGCTGCGTCTCGGCCTTACGCACGGTGGCGGCGATGTCGGTCTCGCCGAGGGCGGCGAGGCAGGCGCAGATGGCGGCGAGGTAGTTGTCGCGCCAGGCTTCCGTGGCCTCGACGATGACGACGGTCTCGCCGAGGCGGGCGCGGAGCATCTTGGCGAGCCGGCTCTTGCCGCCACCGGTATCGGCGAGAAAGGCGACGAGGCGATTCCGCTCCTCGACGGCGCATTCGCGCACGCCCCGGATCACGGCCTTCGCGTCGGAGAGTTCCAGGAGTTCGGAGCCGGCGGGCTGGCCGGCGGCCTCGTCTTCGAGCAGGCGCAGGGCGGCCTCGGCCTTCTCGAGCCAAGGTTCGACGTTGCCGGGATAGGTCCCGCTTTTCAGCGTAGACCAGGTAGCGTCGGAGCAGCGCAGATAGCGCTGGGCAAAGGCGCGATTTTTGAGGCCGAGCCGCTCCTGGTGCGAGACGAGGGCAAGGATCGCGGGGTGGGATTTCGTTTCGTGGCTTTCCATGTGGTGTAGTGTGACGGTTTGTGTCGCAGGAAAATGGATACGGCACGGGCTAGTCGGCCTCGGGCTCGGCGCGCGCGTTGAGGATCTCAGCGGCGGTGAGTGTGGGGCGGGCCTTGGCCTTGGCCGCCGCGCCCTCCTCGACCATGGCGCGGCCGGCGCGGGCGGCGTCGAGGACGGCGCGGTTGTGAGCGCGTCGCTCCTCGTGGGCGGCGCGGTCGGGGGCGTGGGTCTCGTCGACCTGGGCGACCAGCGGGGCGCGGGCCTGCATCACCTCGCCGAGGGCGCGCTTCTGCGCCTCCTCGTCCATCACCCCGGCCGCGAGCACGCGGTGCATCGCGCCGAGGCGGCGGCCGTCGCAGTCGAAGAGGTAGGCGATGGTGAGGTCGTGGGGCAGGAGCTTGACCGAGTAGGGCGCGCCCTCGCCGCGCTCGAGCTGCGGGATATCCGTGGAGCGGAAGAGCCACTCCACGCCGTCCTGCGTCCAGCTGATCGTGTAGGGCGCGGGGCGGCGCACGCGCTTGATCGTGCGGGCGAGGAGCGGCAGAAGCGCGTCGTCGGGCACGATGGTGAAGGGCGGCTGGGCGCGGAGCAGGCGGGCGAGGCGCTCCAGCGGCGACTCCATGCGGCGGGTCAGGCGGGCCTCGCGGGCCACGGCAGCGGGGTAGCGGGCCAGCTCGGCGATGGGGCGCCAGGCGAGGTCGGAGGGCAGGCGGAAGAGTTGCAGCTTTTCGAAGCCGGAGAGGTTGTGCCGGGTGCGGGCGTTGAGCTCGGCGAAGAGGCGGTCGAGCGTGGCGATGGCCTCGTCGTGCCCGAGCACCGGCAGCCGAAGCTGGGCGAGGATCTCGGCCGGCAGGTCCTCGCACTCGGCGAGCAGCTCGTGGGCCTCGCGCTTCACCTCGCGCAGCTCGGCCGGGGCGAGGTCGTAGCGGGCGCCGGTCTGGCCGGGCAGGCTGGCGGCCTGGTTGTGGAAGGTCTTGAAGAAGGATTCGAGCACGCCCTTGACGTCCCACGGGGTGCCGTGGCGCTGCTCGTGGCCGCCGGGCAGGCGGCGGGTCACCATGTGGGTGTAGTCGATTTTTAGATACGCGCCGCCGAGGGTGCGCAGGTAGTTGGCCGCCGGCTCGCGGAAGGTCGCCTTGGCGTTCTCGACCTTCAGTGTCATCGGGTAGGCGGAGGGGATGCCGTAGCGGCGGAGCAGATTGCCCGCGAGGATCTGCATGTGCTCTTCGAGCAGCTCGGCGCGCTTGCCGTCCTCGTCCGGCACGGCCGCGAGCGAGACCCAGTCGAGGACCACGCGGGTGGCGACATCCATCGCGACGAGGAGCCAGAGCTCGACCGGGCGGTCGTGCTCGGGGTGCCAGATCACCCAGTCACAGCGCACGTCGTCGAAGACCACCATCTCCAGCGGGCGGAGTTCGCGGTAGTCGTTGCGCTTCTGAGGCAGCTGGCTGTGCGCGGCGAAGTAGCCGCCGCGAGCGAGGGAGAGGGCGGCCTCGCCGGGGAGCAGGCGCGAGAGGTTGCGCGCGGAGAAGCCGGAGGGCAGGAACCAGTCGGGGCAGCGCTCGGGCGTGGGCTCGTCGGGGTGCTGCGCGGCCCAGAGCGTGCGCCAGTTGCCGTAGCCGGGCACGTCCTGGCCGGCGAGCCAGGCACCGCGCACGCGCTCGATCTCGACCGAGGACACGCGCTTGTTGTTGCCGACCAGGCGGGCGAGGTGGCGGGTAAATTCCTCGGGCTTGGCGCGCTTTTCCGAGCGGTAATCGAGCAGCAGGGCGCCGGGGCCCTGCTTCCGGTAGTCGCGGAAGAGGTCGAGCAGGCGCTTGGCGGAGAAGCCCCGGCCGAAGCGGGCCGTAAGCTCGGCCCCGAGCCGCTCGGCCGTGCTCTCCCAGGCGGAGCGCGGGGCCTGGGAGAGCACCGCGATGGCCTGGATGCGCGCGTCGATCTTCTCCTGGTGCTCGGGCTTGGCCGAGTTGTAGCGGGCGCGGAGGGCGGTGGGCAGATCGAGGAGAGTCATCGGAGAGGGAGTGAGGGAGTAAGGGAGTGAGGCCAGGCGCCCGCAAAGTAGTGGGCGGGCGGATACCCTCAGGCGGCGTGTTCGTGGCGGTGGCGGAGGAGCCGCTCGTGGAACTTGGCCGCGAGGTCGCGCAGCAGGGCGTCGGCGCGCTCGGCGGCGTCGAGGGTGAGGTCGTGCCAGGTGATTTCGGCGAGCAGGGTCTTCTCGGCGGCGGTGAGCGCGGCGGCCACGGCGTCGCGGGCGGCGGCCTCGGCCTCCTCGGTGGTGGGCGCGGGGCCCGCGGGCGCATCGCCGGCCCCGAGGGCGGGCGCGGCCGGCGGGCGGGCTCCCCCCTGCTTGATCACCTGGTGGCGGTGCATCAGCTCGGTGAGGCCGCACTCGCCGACGAAGCGATCGAGCTTGGCGAGGATGGCGCGGCCGTCGTTATCCTGCGCCTCAAGGTCGAGGGTGAGCTGGTTGGCGCCGATGATCTCGGGCAGGAGGAGCTTGGCCGAGCGGGAGAACTTGGCCGCAAGCTGCATGTAGTTGCGCGCGGTCCGGACGCTTTTGCCGAGATGTTGCGCGGCCCATGCCTCAAACTCGCCGTGCGGGAGGGCGATGCGGACCTGGCTGAGGTAGATTCCGGCGAGAGTGGCCTTCATCGCGCGTTCCCGGCGGAGGCCGTCGACGTGCTGGAGCATCGCGAGGGCGCGCTTGCCAGAGGCCTCGGCGTCAAATCGGAAACTGTTTCCGATTTGGGCCGAATCGAGCTTGTCGAGGTCGACGGGTTTGGAGGGGCTGAGCACGGGGGCGAGGTGGTCGGTGGGCATGGGTGAGAGAGGGTTTGGGAAGGGTTTAGGCGGGGTTTGAGAAGCCCTTGGGGGCGACGCGGAGGAACCAGGCGGCGGGCTCGGCGTCGGCGTGGGCGATGAGGTCGTGCAGGGTGGGCGGCTGGTCGGCCTGCACGGCGGCGGCGTAGTGCGCGCCCTCAGTGGTCCAGAGCTCGGCGTGGTAGAGGCCGGGCGTCATGCCGGGGCGGTGGCGGGCCCGCGCCCGGTCGAAGGTCACGCCGCTGCCCGGAGGCAGGTCGGCGATGGTGGTGAAGGTGGTGATCATGGCTCAGGCGGCGGGTTTGGAGGCCTCGGCTTCAGCCGCGCCGGCTGGCGGAGGCGCGGAGGGTGGTGAGGTGGCGGAGGGCGCGGTCGAGGGCGGCGGGGCCCCACGTATCGAAAAGGGCGAGGGCGCGGCGCTCGTGCTCGGCGGGCTCCATGGTGCGGGTGCGGAGCAGGTAGAGGCGGAGGTCGTCGGCGGTGACCCACTCGATCTTTATCCGAGCCTCGGCACCGGGCGCCGCCGCGAAGGGCAGGCGGTGGCCGCCGAGCTGCCCGCTCTCCAGCGCCGCGCGGATGGTGCGGATCGAGACCGGCTCGCCATCGGCGCCGAGGATGCGGCAGAGTTCGTGCGTGCCGAACTTAAGCCGGCCGGCGGGCACGAGGGGGTCGATGAGGAGCTGCTCGGACATGGCTTTAGCGTTGAGCGGTGGCGGAGCCGGCGGGGCGGGCGCGCCGGATTTCTGCGAGGAAGCGGGCGGCCTTGCCCCCTCGGGCGTGGTAACGCACGGTGTCGCGGTGCACGCCCCAGGCGCGGGCGGTGCGGCTGATGTCGCCGCGGCGGCGTAGCAGCGCGGGGATGCTGGCGATCTGCTCGGGGGTGAGGACTTGGCGGGGCATGGCTCAGGCGGCGCGGGTGAGGCGAGCGTAGGCGGTGGAGAGGCGCTTGCTCTGCCGCTTGCCGGTTAGGACCAGGAAGAGGTGGGTGCGAGTCACCCCGAGGGCCTCGGCATGCTCGGTGATGCCGGGGAACTTTGGAGCGTTTGAGCGCGGATGGGGGTTTTTACCGGTCTTTGGCATTGTTACGGGTTGCTAAGGCACACGTAACGCTAGGAATTAGAGCACTTGCAACAAGAAAATCAGAGCGAACGCATTTTTTTGGAGCGCACTGACGCTCTCGCTAGAGCACTCGACTGCTCTCTGCGGCAGCTTGCGCCAAGACTTGGGCTTTCGCAGGCGAGTCTGTTTGCTTACAGAACCGGAGCGCAGAAAGTCAGTGAGAAGGCATGGTCCAAATTGGAGCGAGCTGAGTTTGCTTTTAGAGCAGCCGGCGGACAGTTTTTGCCCCCTCCGCCCACGGCCGTAGCCGTGATGGAGGATGAAACGCCCTATGATGCCGGGCGGAGTGCGCAACGGTCCGCGCCTCGCACTGCCCCCGCCGCGCAGCCGACCGAGCAGCAACTGGTCGATTATTTTCTGAACTCGCTGTCAGTGGCTCGCCAAGTGCCTGGTGGCATGGGATACGTGTGGAGTCACCTAAAGCTGCACCTTTCGCCGGACCAGATAAAGCGCCTCGCTGAGTAGTCTGTATTTGCTAACCCGATACGCCATGATAACACACCGCATGATCCCGTTCCTCGCGGCCTTCCTCGCCGCTTCCCTTTGCGCCACCGCCGCGTCTGTCTCTGTTCGTGAAACGGCATCGTCTTCACGTTTTAAGCTCGATCCCAAGTATCGCAGTGCGTCGTGGGCGGCCGCAGCCTACGACCAGCACCGGACTGTCGAGATCTCTACCCATGTTTCACCCGCAGAGCTTGCCGCTGGCGTCGTGGTCGAGGTCGCTTACATGGACCCGACGCAGCCCGAGCGCGGAGTTTACGCGCCAGCTCACTCCATCACCCAGACCACGCTGAGCCACCGTGGACCTGTCGAATTTGTGTGGGAGGCGGCGCCAAGTCGTAAGGATGCATGGGCCGCTCGTGTGATTGTTGGAGGGAAGGTCACTGCGTGGGCCGCCGAGAACGACAAAGCGCTTGCGTGGATTAAGGAACAACCTGCGCCCTGATTGCGCCCCATCCTTCCCGCCCCGTTTTGCCCCGCCCTGACCGGCGGGGCTTTTTGTTTTTCAGCATCGGGCGCAGACCGGGCAGAAAATACCGGGGGTAAGGAGGCCTAAGGGGGCCTTAGGGTAACGCTCGGCGGGCGGCTTGTGGCATCGTGGGGCATCGCACCGATGTCCTCCACCCGACACGCCCGGATAGTCGCAGTTTTCGCCCCTGTGGTCAATGCCGCAGAGGTCGGGCTGAGCGTGGGCACCGAGGCCGGCGACCGTATCCACCTACACCTTACGCGCCAGCTCGCCCGAGAGCTGGGGCGCTCCATCCTCGGCGCGCTCGATCCGCGCGCGGTGCTCACGCCAAAGACCCGCCGCCGTGGCCACAGCGGCCTGCCGGCGCCGGTCGTCGCCGAGCTGCAACGGCAGTTCGAGCGCTGGACGGCCGGCGAGATCACCCAAGGCCAGGTCGCCTCCGACATGCGCCTGAGCACCACCACCGTGCAGCGCCACTTCGCTCGCCTCCAGGAGTCGCCGACGGAAAAGGCGCCCATCCTCAAGCCGGGAGGCGCGATTCTCTGACATGAAGCCGCTCCCCTCCGCCTTCCCCCTGCCCCTCCGCCTGGAGCGCACCGGCCCCGGCCTCGCCGTCCTCCGCGCGCCCTTCGCCTTTCTCTCTCCCACGCTCGGCCGCATCGTGGTGCCCGAGGGCTTCGACACGGACTACGCGAGCGTCCCGCGGATCTTCTGGTCGTTCTACCCGCCCGACGGCTCCTACACCCCGGCCGCCGTCATCCACGACGCGCTCTATTTCTACCAGGCGCGCTCCGCCGCTACTCCGTCGCCGATCACCCGCGCGCAGGCGGACGCCGTCTTCCTCGAGGCCATGGCCGCGCTCGGCGTGCCGCTCCTTCGCCGCCGCCTGCTTTACCGTGCCGTCCGCGTGGGCGGCTGGCTGGCCTGGCGCCGCAACCGTCGCTGGCACGAGGCCGAGGCCGCGCGCCGCTTCGATGAGGCCGCTACCGCCGGCCTGATCCCCGACCAGATCGACTGATGAAACCTCGCCGCCTCCTCGCCCTCCTCATGCTCACCTTCCTCTCCGCTCTCGCCGGCTGCCTCCGTCTGCCCGAGGTGACCGCGCAGTCCATCCGCTACGAGTCCGCGCATCCGCTCGGGGGCAGCTCCGTCGTGATCCGCGACGTCGAGGTGACCGAGCAGGAGGTCAAGGCCGGCGAATACACCCGGACCACGAAGATCATGGGCTTCACCCAGAGCGTCACCGTCGAGGGCTACCGCCGCGAGCGCCGCCCCGAGGTGCCTGTCTCCCCGACCCTCGCCCCCTAGACCCGCCGCCTCTCTCCCGATGCCGCTCCCCCTTCCCATTGCCCTCCTCGCCCAGGCCGCGCCCGAGCCCCAGGCGCTCAGCGACTTCCTCGCGGTGTTTTTCTACCTCGCGGGCTCGGTCGTGGCGCTGCTCGTGGGCTGGTTCCAGATCTTCCCGCGCAAACAGGCGGAGATCGCGCAGCCCTTCACGGTCAAGCCGGCGGAGGAGTTCGCGACCAAGGCCCAACTCACGGAGGTGCATGGCCGCATCAAGCGCGAGCGCGGCGAGATCGACGCCCATTTCGCCCGCGTGGAGCAGGCCGCGCTGGAGGCCACGCGCCGGGTGGACCACGAGCTGCACGCCATCCGCGAGAGCATCGAGGATGGGCAGCGGGCCGGCGAGGCGCGGGTAGAGACGCTGCGCGAAAAAATCGACGATCAGACGAAGCTCATCATCTCCGTGATCCGCGAAGGAGGCGGGCACTCGTGAGCACGCCCATGCAGATCCGCATGCGCACCCTCCGCGTGCTCGAGGCCTACTCGCCCAACAGCGCGCCCACGGCGGCGCTTCTGGACGCGGTCAACGTGGACCTGCCACGGAAGCTCTCGACCGAGCAGCTCGCGGTCGAGCTGGTCTGGCTGCATGGCAACACCCTGGTCGACAAGATCGCCGACCCGCTCGATCCCGACGCGACGCGCTGGGTCATCACCCGCGTGGGCCTGGGGGCCCTCCGCCAATGATGCGCGCCGCCCACACGATTTCCCGCGAGGTTGGTGACCCCGCGGGCTTGGTGATAGTTGTTGACGCAACTCCCGGCGCGGAGGGCTCCACGCCCACGCGCCGGGACAACACCCACGCCGGGGAGGGGCGCGGCCATGCCGAATAAGATCGAGCAGTCCCTCTCGCTCGACGACCTGCGCGCCCTGGTCGCGGAGTTGGCGGCGGCCTCGGCCGCGCCCACGCTCAAGCAGATCCAAGAGGCGGCGGCCCGCCGCGGCGTGCGCGTCTCCCTGATGGGCGCCTCGGCTTTTCGCGACAAAAACTTCGAAGGCTACCTCGCCGAGCTGCGGCGCAAGAGCGAGGCCGCCACGCTGATCGCCGAGGCCACCGCCGCCGGGGGCACCGCCGCCGATGCCGCCGCCGCGCTCGGCAGTGATCTCATCCTTGACCAGCTGATGGCCGGAACTCTGGAGGGCGAAGGCCTCGACCGCGCCATGCTCACCATCTCGCGGCTCCGGGCCGGCAACCAGGCGAGCGCCAAGCTGCGCGCCGACCTCGCGCTGCGCGACGAGCAGATCGCCAAGCTCCAAGCCGAGGCGACCGCGCGCGCCGAGAAGGCCGCCGCCGCCAAGGCCGCGCTGGAAACCATCTCCAAATCCAAGGGTGGCCTCACGCCCGAGACCCTGAAGCGGATCGAGGAGGCCGCCGGACTCCTGTGAGCACGCGCCGCCAAATCAAAAATAAGGCCCTTGTCTCGTCCGGCGGCTCCGTTGGCCCGTCCGGGCCGCGAAAGCCCGGCTTAAAGAAGCTTAAGGCAGGTTCCGGGCCGGTCGGGGAAGCTTCCGCAGTCGTCACCGGGGGTCATTTCGCCGGAAAGGCCAAAAACATCCCGGCGCGGAACACCCTGCTCCTGCCCTATCAGGCCGCGTGGGTGACCGACGATTCGAGGCTCAAACTCATGGAGAAGGGCCGCCAGATCGGCATGTCCTGGGCGAGCGCCTACCGTCTGGTGCGCAAGAAAAGCGCGGCCGACGCGCGGCTCGATGCGTGGATCTCCTCGCGCGACGATCTCCAGGCGCGGCTCTTCCTCGAGGACTCGAAGAAGTTCGCCGCCATCCTCCAGGCCGGCGCCGAGGACCTCGGCGAGCGGGTCATCGACGACGCCGGCCACTCCGCCTACGTGCTCGCGATGGCCAACGGCCTCCGCCTGCACTCGATGTCGAGCAACCCCGACGCGCAAGCGGGCAAGCGCGGTGACCGCCTCCTGGACGAGTTCGCGCTGCACCCCGATCCGCGCAAGCTCTGGAGCATCGCCTACCCCGGCATCACCTGGGGCGGCTCCATGGAGTTGGTGAGCACGCATCGCGGCTCGCACAACTTTTTCGCCGAGCTGGTCGCCGAGGTGAAGCACAAGGGCAACCCCAAGGGCATCAGCCTGCACACCGTCACCCTCCAGACGGCGCTCGATCAGGGCTTCCTCTACAAGCTTCAAGGCAAGCTCCCTGCCGGCGACCCGCGCCTCGACATGGACGAGGCCGATTACTTCACCTTCATCCGCTCGGGCTGCGCGGACGAGGAGAGCTTTCTCCAAGAGTTCTGCTGCCTGCCAGCCGACGACGCGGGCGCCTTTCTTACCTACGCAGAGATCGCCGGCTGTGAATACCCCGCCGCCGAGGCTTGGGCGCGCCCGCTCGATCAGCTCACAGGCGAGCTCTATGTGGGCGTCGACGTGGGCCGCGACCACGACCTCACGGTCATCTGGGTGGTCGAGCGGGTAGGTGGCGTGAGCTTCACCCGCCGCATCATCGAGATGAAGGCCGAGACCTTTGAGGCGCAGGAGCGCGCGCTCTACGAGATCCTCGAGCTCCCTGGCGTGCGCCGCTGCTGCATCGACCGCACCGGCATCGGCCGCCAGTTCGCCGAGCGCGCCGCGCAGCGCTTCGGCACCTATCGCGTCGAAGGGCTGGCCTTCACCCCGGCGGTGAAAGAGGAACTGGCCTACCCGCTGCGCGCGGCCTTCGAGGACAAGTCCCTCCGTATCCCGAACGACAAAATCATCCGCGCCGACCTCCGCAGTATCCGTAAGGAGACTACGGCGGCGGGGAACATCCGCATCACCGCCGACCGGGGCAAAAACGGCCACGCGGACCGCTTCTGGGCGCTCGCGCTGGCGCTCCACGCGGGGAAGGCGACCGGCGCCTCCGGCCGCTTCGCCCCGATCAAACCCAACCGCGTCACCCGCGCCCTCGCCGCCCGCCGTAGCCGGGCCGTCCTCGCATGAGCCCCCGCCAACTTAAAAAGATCAACGCCTGGCGCGCCCAGTTCAACCCGCTGCGCGGCCTCTCCATCCAGCGCGCGGTCACGCTCCTGGAGGAGGGCGAGCGCGGCGCCTACTCGGATCTGCAATGGGTCTACCGCTTCATCGAGAAGCGCGATGCCACCCTGCGCGGCCTCGTGCAGCTGCGCACCTCCGCGATCAAGAAGCTCGATTGGGATATCAAGCTGGTCGACTCCGCCGAGCCCGCCGCCGCCGAGCGCCAGGCCGCCGCCCTCCGCGCCGCCTACGAGAATATCTCCAACCTCAAAGAGGCCGTCGCCTTCCTCGCCCTCGCCGAGTTTCGCGGCTACGCCCACCTCGAAAAGCGCTACGAGGGCGACAACCCCGCCCAGGGCATCGTGCGCCTGGAGCCCGTGCCCCAGTGGCACTGGTGCCGGGACACGATGTATGGCCCGTGGCAATACCTCGCCGATGCCGGCAGCGGCACGAACCGTGGCGAGCCGATCGAGCCGGCGCACTTCCTCATCCGCGAGGTCGAGCGCCCGATCAACGAGATCGGCTTCATCTGCTACCTGCGGAAAAACCTCTCGCAAAAAGATTGGGACGGATTCGTCGAGACCTACGGCATCCCGCCGCTCTTCGTCGAGATGCCCGCCGGCGTGGATCCCACGCGCGAGGCAGAGTATCAGGCCCTGGCCGAGGCCGTGATCGGCGACATGCGCGGCACGCTGCCGAGCGGCGCCAAGGTGCAGACCGCGGGCGACGGCGCGCGCGGCGTGAATCCCTTCCGCGACCACCTCACCTACCAGGACGAGCAGCTCGTGCTGGCCGGGACCTCGGGCAAGCTCACCATGCTCAACGGCCCTACCGGCCTCGGCTCCGGCCAAAGCGACGCCCACCAGGACACCTTCGACCAGCTCGCGCAGGCCGAGGCCGGCGAGATCAGCGAGCTCTTTCAGCGCCAGTTCGACCGCGCCGTGCTCGATGCCGCGGGCTTCGTCGACCAGCCCGCGCTCGCCTACTTCGAGCTCGCCGCCGTGGACCAGACCGACGTCGGCCAACTCCTCGACCAGGCCCTGAAGGCCTCCCAGGCTGGCTTCCGCGCCGACGCCGCCGAGCTGAGCGAAAAGACCGGGCTCAAGCTCACGCTCGCCCCCGCCGCGCCCGCCGCCCCCGCGTTTGGCCCCGGCCCCGCCCGCGTGGCGAACCGCGCCAGCCCGGCCGATCCCGCCGCCGCCGACCTCGCCGCCGCCACCAAGCGCCGCGCGGTCGAGGCCCTGCGCGCCAAGCTCCGCCCCGTGCTCGAGGCACTGCGCGCCGCCGCCGAGAGCGAGGACGACGCCGCTTTCGATCGCGCGCTCGCCGAGGCCCAAGCCAGCCTGCGCGACGAAGCCAAGAAGCTCGACCTCTCGCCCGACGATCCGCTCGTCCGCGCCTTTGCCGAGGGCATGAGCGCCGCCTTGGTCAACGGCGCCGCCACCGGCGCGCAGGCCACCACCGCCAACCGCGCCTCCGGTCCGCTCGCCTGGCTGCGCTCCCTCTTTTCCCGCCGATGAACTCCCCCCGCTTCGAGATCCCCGCCGATGGCTGGGTGCAGATCGCGCCCTACGCCGAGATCCTCGCCCCGCTCTCGCGCCCCGGCGCCGAGCCCGTCCCGGTCATGCAGGTGATGGACCGCGCCACCGCCGAGCGCATCGCCACTCGCTTCCGCGACGAGGCCGCCGCGCAGGCCAACTTCCCCGGCCTGCTCGTGGACTTCGACCACTTCAGCCACGACGAGGACAAGAGCACCCGCGCCGCCGGCTGGATCGACCAGGTCGAGGCGCGCGAGGCCGGGCTCTTCGCCCATGTGCGCTTCTCGGCCAGCGGGCAGGCCGCGCTTGAGGGCGGCGACTACCGGCTCTTCTCCCCCGTGCTCGCCTTCGAGGCGCGCGAATACCGCCCCGGCGAGCGCGTGCGCCCCATGGCCCTGCTTCGCGGCGCTCTGACCAACGATCCGCGCTTCAAGGGCATGATCCCGCTCGCCAACCGCGCCGCCACCTTTCCCACCCAGACCACCATGGACTACAAAGCCAAACTCCTCCAGCTCCTCGGCCTGCCCGAGACCTCCGACGACGCCGCCATCGAGGCCGCGCTCGCGCCCGCGACCGAAAACATGGCCGCCGGCAAAAAGTATCCCGAGACCGCCAACCGCCTCACCGCGCTCGAGGCCCAGTTGGTCGAGAGCGATCTCGACAAGGCCGGCCTCCAGGGCGAGGCCCGCGCCGCCGCCAAGGTCGTGCTGACCAAGAACCGCGACGAGGGTCTCGCCTTCCTCGCCGCCCTGGCCAAGCCCGGCAGCGGCTACCAGGTGACCCACAACCGCGGGGCTGCCCGCTTGCCCTCCGCCGACAAAAAGACCGGCGACAAGAGCGCCGAGCGCGACGCCGCCGTCTCCGCCTACCGCACCGCCAACCGTTGCGATTTCACCACCGCGTGGAACGCCGTGCGCGCCGCCAAGCCCGACCTCTTTGCCGAGTAACTTTCGCCCCCACTCTCCACCCGAGAAACTCAAACCCAAACCCATCCGCCATCATGTCCTCCAAACTCGCGTTCGATAACGGCGTCATTCCTCTGGCGCCCACCGCCGATCAGTCCGCCCTGCGCGGTTACTTCGTCGAGAACTCCTCCGGTTCCGCCGCCGTCTGCAACGCCGCCACCGACATCCCGCTCGGCTGCATCGTGGACGGCGCCACCTCCACCGCCGGCCGCTCCGCCATCGCCATCTGCGGCTCCGGCGTCATCGCCATGGTCAAGGTGACCGGCACCTCCCCCGGCACCATCACCCTCGGCACCTACCTCACGGTCAAGAACGACGGCACCGTCCAGGCCGACGCCGGCTCCGGCGGCCGTGTCCGTGTGGCCCGCGCCGTCGAGGCCGGCGCCGCCGGCGAGCTCATCGCCGCCGTCCTGATCGACCCGATCGCGCTCAGCTAACCGCGCGCGCTTTTCCACCCGCACTCCTCACCCACCCGGCATACCCATCATGTCCTCCTCGTCCTCCTCCACCGTCGTCCAGACGCTCACTAACTACGCTCGGGGCATCTTCCCCGACCTCGTCGCCTCGCAGGATCCCATCATCTCGCGCATGGCGCCCATCGTGCCCACCGGCTCCGCCACCGGCAAATACAAGAACTTCTCCGACAAAAACGCGTTTCAGAACGCGCCCACCGCCCGCGCCATCGGCGGCCCGGCCCGTCGCCTGGAGTTCCTCGCCACCGACGCCGACTACAACTGCACCCCCCAGGCCCTCGAGATCGGCATCGACGACCACGAGCGCCTCCAGGCCGGCGACATGGAGTCGCAGATGGAGGAGGGCAAGATCCAGACCCTCCTCACCTCGGCCGCCATGTCGCACGTCAACGACGTCGTGGTCGCCGCCAAGGCCGGCCTCTCCGCCGCCGTCACGCCCAACTGGACCAACGCCTCCACCTGCACGCCCATCGACGACATCGACGCGCAGATCCAGGCCATCGCCGACGATATCGGTATGTTCCCCACCGACATCATCTTTGGCCTCAGCGCCTGGCGCCGCTTCCGCGCCGCCGCGCAGGTGAAGAGCAGCTTCCCCAACGCCGCCGTGGTCGGCGTCACCCCCGAGCAGGCCGCCGGCATCTTGCTCAACCCCTCGATCCGCATCGGCGTGTCGACCTCGATCCGCGACACCGCCAAGGTCGGCGCGGCCAAGGCCACCGCGAACATCCTCGGCGCCGAGGTGTTCGTCTTCTATGCCGCCCCCACGCCCAACACGATGGACGCCTCCTTTATGAAGGTGTTCTCCACCGGCCGAAACAGCATCGAGAGCGTGCGCCGCTACCGCGAGGAGCGCAACCGCTCGGACATGCTCGCCGTCGATTGGAGCCGCGACATCCGCGTCACCTCCACGGTCTCCGCGCGCCGCCTCACCGTCACCGTCGCCTAAGCGCGCCGGCCGGCTCTTCGACCCTCCGAGCCCGCGCCGGCTCGGCGGGTTTTTAGAGCCTGCCTAAGCCCCCCTCAAACATGGCCTGGACCACTCCCACCGCTGCCCAGCTCCGCGCTCGCCTCGCCGGCGCCGAGGTCACCGCGCTCGCCAGCTTCCTCACCAGCGGTGACTCCGCTCCCCTCGCCGCCATCCTGGTCGAGGCCACCGGCACCGTGCGCGGCTACATCGCGGCCAACAAGGGCAACACCCTCGGCGCCGGCGACACCGTGCCGGCCGTCCTGCTCGACACCACGCTCGTCCTCGCCCGCCACGCCCTGCTCAACCGCTTGCCCATTTCCTCCCTGCTCACTGAGGGCCGCCGCAATGAGCACGCCGACGCGCTCCGCCGCCTCCAGGATGTCGCCGCCGGCAAGTTCGCGGTCGAGCAGCCCGAGACCGCCACCACCGAGACCACCACCCCCCAGCCCGGCCCGCGCTTCGCCGCCGACTCTCGCCGCTTCACCCGCGGGCACCAGGACGGCCTCTGAGCCCATGCTCTTCTCCGATCCCATCCCCTTCGCCGAGGCCCTCCGGGCCAATGCCGTGCGCACGCTCCTCCCTACCGAGCTGCGCACGCGGGATCTCGCGGCCATCGAGCCCGCCCTCCTCCAGCGTGCTCGCTTCTCCGCCGGAGTCACCAGCGTCGGCTTCCTCCAGGAGATCGACGACCAGATCGGCGCCCTCACTCGCGGCGAGGTCGACCGCGCCACCGCCCGCCGCGACCTCAAGACCTTCCTCGGCACCCTCGGCACCGAGCGCGACGAGAGCGATCTCACCGACCTTGCCAGCGACGCCCGGCTCAACCTCATCCTCGATACCAACCTCGCCCAGGCGCAGGGCTACGGCCAAGCCCTCCAGGGTGCGCAGCCCGAGGTGCTCGACCAGTGGCCCGCGCAGGAGCTGGTGCGCGTGGTCGACTCCGCCGAGCCGCGCGATTGGGCCGCGCGCTGGGCCGCGGCCGGCGGCCAGTTCTTCGGCGGGCGCATGGTCGCGCTCAAGGCCGACCCGATCTGGACCGCCATCTCCCGCTTCGGCACGCCTTACCCGCCCTTCGATTTTAACTCCGGCATGGAGGTCGCCGACATCGACCGCGACGAGGCCGAGGCCCTCGGCCTGCTCGCCCCCGACGAGCAGGCGCCCACGCCCGAGCTGCCCGACTTCAACGCCGAGCTGCAAGCCTCGCCGGCCGTGCGCGCGGACTACCTGCGCAGCGCCCTTGCCGAGAGCCTGCAAGGCCTCGCCCGGTTCACCGCCGACGGCGTCCTCAAGCTCGTAGGAGGTGCCTCGTGAGTGTCGGCCTCTCCATCCGCGTCTCAGGCGAGGGCGCGCAGATCCCGGCCCGCGTGCTGGGCGTGCTTGCCCCCGCCCGGCTCAACCCCGTGATCGGCCGCGCCGCCGCCAACGTCGTCGTCGCGCATCTGCGCGCCAAAAACACGTCGAGCCCCAATCAGCTCGGGGGGAAGCGCACCAACTACTACGCCGCCGCCGCGCGCGCCACCAGCTTCGCCGTGGTCTCGGACTCGGAGGTCGTGGTCTCGATCGCGCAGCGCGGCATCCGCCAGCGCTTCTTCGGTGGCACGATCAAGCCGCGCACCGCGAAATTTCTCACCGTCCCGGTGCATCCCTCCGCCCACGGCAAGCGGGCGCGCGAGTTCTCTGACCTTGAGATCGTGTTCGGCTCGGGCGGCCGGCCCGTCGCCCTGGCGCGCCGCGCCACCGGGGCGCGGCGCTTCGGCGAGATCCTTTACCGGCTAGTCCGCTCCGTCACTCAGCGCCCCGACCCGAGCGTGCTGCCCGAGTCTTCCGCCGTCCGCGCCGAGATCGTGCGCGCCGTCGATGCCACCCTCGCCCGCGTCACCCGGCGGGCCTCCTAGCCATGCCTACCGCCACCCTCGCCAAGACTCTCCAGGATGCCGTCGTGGCCCACCTCTCGGCTCAGCCGGCGCTCGCCGGAGTGCCGGTCATCGGGCGCCGGCGCGGCATCATCACGAACGACATCGAGGCCGCCGTGGCCGAGGTCGGCGCCTGCATCTTTGTTTTTCCGGCTTTGCCCGAGCAGGTAAACCCGAACCTCCCAGGCCCCTACTGTGAAGCCCTCGCTCTGCGCGTGCGCTGCATCGAGGTGCCGGCCCTCAACAGCACCCTGCCCGATGCCTACGAGCTCGCCGAGCTGGTGCTTACGTCACTGCACGAGGTGAGCTTCGCCGCCACCGCCGGCCTCGTCGGCATTAACCCGCTCCAGTGCCTGCCCGCGCCCTTGGAGGATCTGGCCGACGATGAGCGCGTGATCTTCGACGTCCGCTTCACCACCTCCGTCGGCCTGCCCGCCTCCTCCTAACCTCGCTCCCTCCCTCCCATGCCCATCGATCGCACCACCCTCCTCCGCGGCCCCGGCTATATCAGCGTCGGCGCCGCTCAGATACACTCGACCGACAACATCGTCGCGACCCTCGTCGAGGAGTGGTCCGACAAGGTCACCTCCGGCTACGGCCGCACCGGCCGCTCCCTCGTCGACCGCCGTGTCGAGATCTCCGCCACCCCCGCCATGTGGAATGATCTCGCGACGCTCTTCCCCTACGGCTCCGCCCAGCGCGAGGACGCGATCTATGGCGCGGTCGACGTGCCTCTGACCATCAGCCCGCGCAACGGCCGCGACCTCATCGTGGCGAACGTCGCCATCACCCAGCTGCCCAACCTCCGCTTCGCCCACAACCAGGACCTCTTCGCCGGCGCCGTGCAGTGGACCGGCCTGGTCGCGAACAACACCTCCGCCGGCAGCCTGGCCAACTTCTTCAGCCGGGGCACCGAGCGGACCAACTACGCACTGCCCGGCTTCGACCCCTCGAAGGTGAAGCGCGCGCGCTACACCGCCACGCGCAACGCCGTGACGCTCCGCGCCGACACCGGGTTTGACGTCAACTTCGCCCTCTCGCTCCAGCCCGAGAAACCCGAGGGCGAGCCCACCGTGAGCATGCGCCTCGATGCGCTCGATGCCTCCGTGCAGTGCCGCCCCGTGGGCCTCACCGAGGCCGCCTACGACGCGCTGCTCAACGAGGGCGTGAACATCGGCGACGAGCCCGCGCTGCACAACCTCGTCATCTCCGGCGCCGGGTCCGGCATGCCCACCTTTACCCTCAATCGCACCATGGTCGAGGCGGCGGGCTTCGAGTGGGGCGGCGCCGCGCGCATGGGCCAGCTCACCTTCCAGAGCGTGCGCGGCCTGACCAGCAACCTCCTCTCCTCGCTCTGGAGCATCGGCTCCACCGCCTAGCGCGCTGCCCGCGCGGACGAAGATGAAAGATTAAGTTGAAGCCCCCGCACCCGGAGGCCCCGCCCCCGCTGAAACGACTTAAACTTAAACTTCTCCCTTAAACTTAAAATGCCCTACACCCTCACACTCGGCACCGGCGACTCGGCCGTGGCGCTCGCCACCGCCGACGACACCGTCGAGGAGCTCTCCCTCGACGGGCAGAGCCTCGTGCAGCTCGTGCAGGGTCTCCGCGCTCCCATCGCCCGCCCGCTCAATCGGGGCAACCGCACCCGCACTCTCACCATCCGGGTGAAGCGGCGCCAGGCGGCCAGCCCCATCCTCGCCGCCCTCGCCATGCTCGAGCACGAGCATGCGCTCTCCGTCTTCCGCGGGCCCACCCTCGTGCTCGGCATCGGCGCGGCCGGCGGCGGCTTCACCTGCACTTTCACCGATGCGGTCATCGCGCACCGCGCGCGCGCCCCCGGCACCGCCAGCCACCACGACTACACCATCCAGGCCGGCTCGCTCAGCCTCGACGCTGAGAGCCTGCCCACGACCACCGGCCCCATCATGCTGAAAAAAGGCACAGTCTCCCTCGCCAGCGGCGCCACCTCGGCCGCCATCACTTTCGCCACCGCCTTCGCCTCCGCGCCGATTGTGAGCGTGGAGCTGATCGCGCCCACCGGGCAGCCGATCGTGGGCCGCGTGCTCTCGCCCGCGCCGACCGCGAGCGGCTTCACCGTGCTCTTCGCCGCCGCGCTCCCGGCCTCCGGCTACGCTCTCACCTGGACCGCTCTCCTCTGACCACCATGCGCCACCTCCTGCTCCTCCTCCTCGCCGCCTCGGCCTTCGCCCAGGCGCCGACCCTCCAAGGCCCGACCACGATCCAGGGCACACTCACGATCCCCGCTACCGGCGCGCTCACCGTGCAGAGCGGGGCGGCCGTCTCAGTCCCGGCCGGCGCGCTCGAGATCGCCGACACGAGCGGCCTGCAAGCCGCGCTCGATGCCAAGGCCGCCACCTCGCACACCCAGGCGTGGAGCACCATCACGAGCACGCCGACCACGCTGAGCGGCTACGGCATCACCGACGCCCAGGCCGCGCTCGTCTCGGGCACCTCGATCAAGACCGTCAACGGCAACTCGCTCCTCGGCTCCGGCGACCTGGTGGTCAGCGGTGGCGGCGGTGCGGACCCGGCCACGTCGACCACGCTGGGCACGGTGCGGCTCTCGGGCGCGGCCACGGCCAGCGTGTCGGCCGCGGGCGATACCACCGTGACGCTCCTGGCTCAGCAGCCTCACGCCGTGCTCACCGTCACGGCGGCCGCCGGCGCCGGCGGCTACGCGCACAACATCGTGCTAACCGCGACCAACGCGCACGCCGGCGCCTTCGTCACGGTCCACGTGGATCTCGCGGCCTCGCGCCAGCCGCGCATCGCCCTGCGTGATCTCACCGCCGGGGGCACGCTCCTCGACGAGGCCGTGGGCAACGGCACCGCTCGCCGCGTCACCGTGCGCTGCATCTTCGACGGCGCCAACTGGTCGGTCGTATCGCGCACGCCGACGGTGGAGGTATTCGACTTCACTAGAACTGATGCCCCTGCTGGAGCAGTCGGATCAGCTCCGGGCCCCTATACGTGGACGACGCCGGCCCGAGCAGTGACTGCGAGGATCATCTGTGTGAGTGGTGGCGGTGGAGGAGGGTCCGGGAGGCGCGGCGCGGCCGGCACTAACCGCGGCGGCGGTGGCGGCGGCGGATTTGGGGGCGTAAGCGAGACTACCCAACCCCTGCCGGGTGCAGTTGTTGCGACGATCAACGTCGGCGCTCCAGGGGTCGGCGGGGGCGCGCCCACGACGGATGATACATCCGGGAATCCCGGCGGCGTAGGGTCGGGGTCAACTTTCGTTGGTCCTACTGTTTCGCTCTCCACACTCGGCTCAAACGGTGGCGGCGGCGGCACAGCATCCGGCGGCAATGGTGGCTCAATCGGAGCAGGCAGCCTCTACTCTGGTGGGGCTACGGCTGGAAATGGCAGCACTTCAGCCGCCTCGGGCGCAGGCGACATTTTGAGCGGCACGGTCGCTTCGACTGGTGGCTCCGGCGGCGGAGGCGTGAGTGCTGCCAATGTCTTCGGGATTGGCTCCCGTGGCGGGATAAATTCTTTAGTCACGGCGGCGTCTTTTGGCGGGAACGCGACTGCCGAAGGCCAAGCTGGCACTCAAGGCGCAGTGACTCGTCCAGGTATGCCTTACGGCTATGCTGGCGGCGGCGGCGGCGCCGGTAACTCAGCCGGCGGCGGCGGCGCTGGCGCTAATGGCACGGGCTACGGCGCGGGCGGAGGCGGGGGCGGCGGCGGCCTCAACGGCTTCACCGGCGGCAAAGGCGGCGACGGCGGCGGCGGCCTCGTCCGCGTCATTGTTTTCTACTGATATCTCTCCCCCTCCCACCATGCCCGACCCAACCTTCAACTCCTCCACCGCCGTGGCCGTGGCGCCCTGGCGCCATGCTCCCACCGCGCGCACCGTGGCCTGGCACCAGCCGGGCGCGACCGGCTTCACCGACCTCTTCTCGGCCACCCGCCTCTTCATCGCCACCGCGACCGACGAGGAGGCCGAGGCCAACGAGGTCCCGGCCCCGGCCCCCGTGGCCAGCCTGCCCGAGGAGGCGGGCGCGATCTTCCGCCCCATCTTCGACGGGCTCACCGGCGGCGCGGGCACGCTGTCCTCCCTCTCGGCCTCGGCCGCCGATCTCGGCCGCATCGTCGAGGGCGTCGTCTCCGGCGAGCGGCGCGCCTACCGCGTCACCGCCGGCACCGACGCCCAGGCGCTGCCGGGCATCGTCCGCCCCGTGAACTACCACGCCACCCTCAACGCCGTCCTCTTCGTCGCCGTTTAAGCGCCGCCTAAACCCGTCTCCTCCCGCCGATGAAACACCTCCTCACCCTTCTCCTCGCCGCCGCCGCCCTCTGCATCCCGGCATGCGCGCGCGCGCAGATCGTGCCCAGCGCGCCCGTCACCGCCAATCCCAACACCGGCGTGCTCCGCACCCCGGCCACCCTCGCCGCCCCCGCCTGGCTGCTCAGCGGCAGTGGCGCGACCGACACCCTCTCGCCCTCGCAGGTCGGCCTCGGCTGGGCCGACGCGCGCACCACGGTGCAGACGCCCGCCGGCGCGCTCCAGTTCTACCTCAGCGGCTCGCCTGCCGTCCCGGTCATCTACTGGCCAGGACGCATCACGGTGCAGACGCTCGAGACCTCCTCGCAGTTTGTCGGCACCGTCGGCGCCGGCTCCATCACCGCGGGTGCGAGCGGCGGCGAAGTCATCAACTGGGGCGTCATGCTCGCCAGTCTGCCCAACCCGCTAAACGCCTTCGTGGACTCCGCCGGCAATGCCGGCGCCTCCGGCATCACCTACGTGGTCGGCGAGGGCGACCTCGGCACCCAGCCCAACGCCGGCACCTACTGGCTCCAGGGCCAAGTCGACGAGACCCCCGGCACCAACCGCATCCTCGCCGGCCGCTACCGCACCCACGCGCAGGCCCGCGCGGACCTCGCCGTCCCCCACCTGGTCGCCGCGCCCGCCAGCGCCACCGCTGCCGGCGTGGCCGGCCAGATCGCCTACGACGCGTCTTTCTTCTACGTCTGCGTCGCGCCGAACACCTGGCGCCGCGTGGCCCTGAGCTCCTGGTAACATGCGCGCGCTCTCCCGCCTCTTTTCCTGGTTGCCCCAGCTCCTGCTGCTCGCCCTCGCCGCCTCTGCCCCGGCGGCGAGGGCCAATGGCGACACCATCACCTTCGCGGCCTGGATCGCGAGCTACGGCCTGAGCGGCGACGCCGCCGCGGCCACGGCCGATCCCGACGCCGACGGCCTGCCCAACCTGCTCGAATACGCGCTCGACGGCTATATCCCCACCCTCTCCGAGGGGGCGCGCCCCTCGCTCCCCGGCTATGGCTTTGCCCGGCGCGCCGGCGCCGACATCGGGCAGTGGGAGTGGGTCGCGGCCCCGCAGCGCGGCACCGGCCTCAGCGGAGTCTACCACGCGGGCATCCGCTGGACCCCGCGCCCCGGCGTGGTCGGCATCCGCTACGAGCCCGAGCTGAGCCACGATCTGGCCTTTTGGTATAGCGGGCGCTCCGCTTTTTACCTGCAATCTATGCCCGGCGGGGTGGTGCAGGCGGTCAGCATCGCGCAGAACAACTCCTACGCGAAATACTTCTCCCGCCTGCGTGTGACCGTGGCCGAGGGCGCCGGCGCCCTGGACGGCACGACCTCCGGCATCCCCTCGCAGGCGCTCGACTTCGCGGCGCCGGTGGCGGTGCCACGCGTCACGGCCGACGGCAGCGCATCGACCATCACCATCCAGGACCGCACCGTGCTGCGCACCGTCGGCGCGTCGACGATCACCGACTACCGGTGGGACTGGACCCCGCGCCCGACCAACTACGAGCCCGTCGCGCTGACCCGCTCGAGCAGCGCCCCGGCGGTCATCGCGCCCGATCCGGCCGATCCCTACCTCTGGCGCGCGGCGGCGCCCGGCACCGCCACTCTCACGCTCCAGACGGCGAGCAGCACCTACACCGCCGCCGTCACCGTCTCCACCGCCAGCGGCGCGACCACCGATGTCACGACCGGCTTCGTGCCCGGCTCGCTCCGCGCGCACCTGATCGAGCAGATCGACCCGCTGCTCGCCGGCCGCGACCCCGCCACCGCCCTGCGGATCTTCACCACGCAGGACCACGGCGCCGCCACCTACGTCCGCAACGGCTCGGTCTGGGCCGCGCCCTACGCGCAGCAGCTCACCGCGATCAGCCCGTGGAACTCGACCGGCGGCGCCACCCGCGCGGGCGTGCTCATCTCGCCCCGACACGTCCTCTTCGCCACCCACTACCAGATCGGGGCGGGGGCGAGCATCCGCTTCATCACGATCGACGGCAGCGTGGTCACGCGCACGATGACCGCGCGCCAGGCGCTGACCGACACCGCGAGCTATTACCCGGACTTCACCGTCGGCGTGCTCGACAGCGATGTCCCCGCGTCGATCTCCTTCGCGCGCATCCTGCCCGACGACTGGGCGGCCAAGCTCCCCGGCCTCTCCACCGCCGGCACCGGCCTGCTCCTGCCCACGCTCGGGCTCGACCAGGAGGAAAAGGCACTCATCTCGGACCTCGTGCAGATCGGCACCACGGCGGGCGCGAGCAACGTGATCCACCGCCGCCCGCCCGATGCGCAGCGCGCGCTGTTCTACGAGGATAAGATCGGCGGCGACTCGGGCAACCCGAGCTTCCTCATCGCGCAGGGGCAGCTCGTGCTGACCACGACCTGGACCTTTGGCGGAGGCGGGCAGGGCACCTCCGTGCAGGCCTTCCGCGCGGCGATCAACTCCGCCATGACGACGCTCGGCGGTGGCTACCAACTCACGCCGGCCGACTGGTCGAGCTTCCCGAGCTACTGAGCCATGGCCGACCAGACTGGCATCGACATCAAGATCACGACCACGGCGAATCTCGCCGGGGCCAAGGGCGCCGCGCAGGCCCTCGGCGAGGTCAACGTCCAGGCGACCAAGGGCGCCGCCGCCGCGCAGGCTCAGGGAAAGGCGGTCAACGAGCTCGGGGAATCCTTCGACAAGGGCGCGGCGGCCGGCCGCGTGCTCGGCGAGGTGGCGCGCGGCAACGTGCTCGCCCTCGGCCAGCTCGGCGCCGCCCTCAAGGCCATCGGCACCCTCCTCCGCACCAACCTCATCGGCGGCCTCATCACCCTCGGCGCCCTCGCCGCCACCGTCTTGCTCCCTCTCATCAAGGGGTTTCAGGATAAGAAAAAAGCAGCCGACGCCGCGGGCGGCGCAATCGACGCCAACCGGCAGAAAATGGAGGAGCTGGCCAACGCCAATAAGGCCGCCATCGACCGCATCGTCGCCGACGCCGCCCTCGCCGCCGACGCCTACGCGGAGCTGGCCGGCATGATCGATGCCGCGCGCCGCCGCCAGGACGAGCTCGCCGACGCCGCCCTCGCCGCCAAGATCGCGGAGATCGACGCTGCCGAGCAACTCGCCCTCGCCAACGCCGGCACCGACGAGGAGCGCTCTCTCATCCGAGTCCGCTTCGGCCGCCAGCGCGCCGACGCCCGGAGCACCGCCGAGGAAAACCGACTCGCCAACGACCTGCTCCAGGCTGGCCTCATCGAGGGCCAAGCTCGCGCCGCTCAGGATCGCGCCCGCGAGGAAATCCGCGCGGCCGACTCCAACGAGGAGGCCGCCGTAAACGCGCGCGATGTCGCCGCGTCTCAGCTCGCCGGTGCCCGCGAGAGCGGGGCAAGCGCGGCAGTCTTCGAGGCGTTCGCCGCGGACTATCTCGCCGCTGTCAATCAGCTGGAGGCCATTCGCGCCCGCTCCGCCGCCACCCGCACCGAGCAGGGTCCGGTGATCTCGCGCGCGCAGGCCGATCTCGACCGCGTCTCTCAGACTCGCGATATCGCCGCGCTCCGCCAGCGCGGGTTCGCCGCGAATAACCTCGCCACGGCCGCCTCCCGCGAGGCTGAGGAGCGCGCGTTGATGGCCAGCCTCCCGCGCGGTGCCGGCGATCGCTTGGCGCGAGCCGCTCTCGGTCAGGTGCGAAACCCCGTCGACCTCGACGCCAGTCAAGAGGAGGCGATAAGCCGCCGCGCCCTTGAGCTGAATAGAAACGCACTCGCCCAAGAGGGGCGCCAAGCCGGCGAGACCATCGGGGAGGCGTTGGGCCTCGCGCTGAAAGAGGCCTTCCCCGAGGTTTCAAACGCCATCCTGTCGAACCTGCGCAGCTACGTGGATCAGGCGATCAGAGCCGAGTCGACTCGGATCGAGTCTCAAATCCGCGCCCTCCGCAACTAGCCTCCCGTCATGCCCGTCGCCTGGACCCTCAACGACCAGACCTTCGCCGCCCTCGGGATCGACGACGGCACCCTCTCCCTCGTCAACGGCGCGGCCGACGTGCTCACGCTCAGCCAGACGCTCGACGAGGCCCAGCTGCCCGCCGCCCCCTTCGCCTTCGGCACCGAGGTCACGCTCAAACGCGACGGCACCGTCTGGTTTCGCGGCCGCCTGCGCGAGATCGACGAAAGCGTGGACCGCGCGCGCACCCTGCGCATCCGCGGCGCGTGGGATGTGCTCGAGCGGAAGGCATACCTCCAAACCTTCAAAGCCGCCGCCGATCCCTCCGACCGCGAAAGCGCCCTGGTCGACGTGCAGCGCGGCCGCGTGGTCCTCGGCCAGGATGACGACGGAGAGCGCGTGGCCCTCGGCCCCTTCCTCACCTCGGTCGTCACCTACGCGGGCCTCACCGCCGGCACGATCACCCTGCCGGTCACCGTGCCCTACGAGGACGCCACCGACCTCTCCTGTGCCGACGTGCTCGAGCGCATGCTTCGCTGGGTGCCCGATGCCATCGTCTGGTTCGACTACTCCACCTCGCCCGCGACCTGCCATATCCGCCAGCGCGCCGACCTCACCCCGGTCTCCCTCGCCGTGGCCGACTGCGACGAGCCCCTCCGCCTGCGCCCGCGCCACGACCTCGTGGTCGACCACGTCGCGCTTTTCTACATCGCCACCAACCGCAGCAACGCCGCGTCGTGGGAGACCCGCACGGCCGACGTCTACCCCGGCGGCACGACCGGCGAAGAGGACGGCGCCCTCGTCCGCACGATCGAGCTGGCCGGCTCCGTCGCCACGAGCAGCTACCTCGTGCAGGAGGTCGAGACCGAGGACATCCCCGCCGCTCTGACCGCCGCCGCCCTTGCCTCCGGCTGGGTGAAAAACGCCGCGCCTAACGAGGCGACGTTTGGGGCGCTTTATACATGGTGGCGCAATCACCGCCCTGAGCTCAAAAAAGAGAATATCAACATCGTCGCCTTTCGCAGCGGCTCGCGCACCAAGGCGGCGGATCAGACAGCTGTTACCCCGAATCTCCGCGAGCTGGTCTCTGGTGGTCTGACGGACTGGATGATCGAGGATGATGACGACCTAATAAACGAGGAGCAACTGGTCGAGGTGGACGTGGCCTACACGATCACCACCGGCTCCGGCTCGAGCGCGACGGAGCAGCGGGTCATCGAGCGCCTCACCGCGCAGATCCAGGCGACCAACGCCAACACCAAGACCTATCGCCAGCTGGCCGACTCCTCCTTCACCGCAGCGGAGGAGGCGCCCAGCGGGCTCGCGCTCGCTCTCTACAACGCGCTGCACCCGCTGCAATGGGAGGGCGACGTCCAACTCACGCAGGAAGAGGCGACCGATCTCGCGCGTCCGGGGCAGGTGCTCAACATCACCGCCGGCGCCACGGCCTGGGCGAGCATGGCGGCCGTCGTGCAGCGGCGCGAAACGGAGATCGGCGCCGGCCGGACCACGATCCGGCTCGGTCCGCCCCCGCCCCTCTCGGCCGCTGGGCTCGTCGAGATCTACCGGACCAACCGCACCCGGCGCCCGAGCACCAGCTACCTCGTGCGCGCCACCGGCCAAACCGGCGGGAGCGGCGGAGGTGCGCTGGCCGCGCCCCTCCCCACCGTGCAGCCTATCCGGCCCGCCCAGGCGAGCACGCGGGTAGTCCCGCGGGTGTTCACCCAAGCGATGACGGTGGCGGGCGTGGTCCCGACCACGGGGGAAGTTACCACGGCGCTCCAGACCATTTTCACCGCCGCCAACCCCCCGATCAGCGGCGACATCGTCAACCTGACGGTCAGCTCGGTGGTGAAGCTGCGGGCGACGGTGAGCGCGCACGGGGCCAGCGCCGGCCTCTTCGGGGTGAGCTTCGTGGTCGACGGCGTCACCTTCTGGGCCCACGGCGTGCAGACGGGTCTCTACTGAGGGGGCGCGCGCGATCATGGCTTGGACTCACTTCACCGCGCCCTTGGTCGACGGGCAGATCTTCACGGCGGCGATGCGGGCCGAGCTGCTCGCCGCGCTCGACGAGCGGCTGAAGGCGGTCGATGCCAACTGGGGGGTCAAGCAGCCCGGCGATGCCGAGGAAGATGCGCTTGCCGCGAGCGGCCTGGCGCATCGCCGGCTCTACTACCGGGGCCCGGCCAGCACGGGCGCCTACACCCTGAGCGATTGGCACACGGTGCTCTTTCGGCTCGGGGCGAGTTATCTTCGGCCCGAGCAAATCGAGGACGCGACCACGGCCTGGGGAAGCACTTATCTAGGGGCTTCGGTCAATGTCTCGGCTCTATTGGCCGATGCCTTGGCCGAGCTTTCGATTAGTGCTGCGGTCAGCTCAGTGCTTGAGACGGCGTTGGAGACTCGAGTCTACTGGAACATGGTCCGGGAGGCGCTCAGGTTACTCCGTTGGCTCGATATCGAGCCAGGTGGGACGAGCGATCTCTTAGCGACGGTCTGGCAGCAGCGTTACGACAAGTTCGTCGACGGTTCGGACGCCTCGGCGTCTGGTATCGCGGCTGCGGTGGCGGCCTTCGCCAGCGAGCCGGAGACCCTGACGTCTGGCACTAGCGGACTCCTGCGCGCGACTTTGACGGGGTTTTCCCCCGGAGCGCGATGGGCGGAGGAGTATGGCCTGGGTGGCTTTCGTCGCGTCGTCGACCAGTCGGCTCCGTTCGTTGCCTCCTGGCCGCGGATGGATAATTGGGGCGGCGACTGGACGGTGGCTATGATGGGCGTGAGCTGGTCGAGCTTCGCGATCGGTGTCTACGTTCCTGTGAATTTCCGATTCAAGGTGGGCGGCACCTCGTTTGAGGTCATTGCCCCGGCTACTCCCGGAGATGGCCCGTGGCAGATTTTTGGGGCTGTCCCGTGGGTGGGCCCGTTGGTCATCGAGCTGGAGTTTGTCGGCTGGTCCGATGGATCGCTGTTTGCCGCGATGGATGCGGCGGTCCCGCTCACTGGGACGCGCAAGGATGCGACTGCGTCATTGCTTGCGCTGCGCATCGCAGGAAAGCCGACATTCACGCATCCATGATGCGCGGGTGGGGCGGCGGTGCGGTCGGCGTTCTGATTGTTTCTCGTTAATTTAGGCACCGCTCAAGGCACGATTAAGTCTGACCTAAGTTCCCCTAAACTCACCCGAAGCTCTGCGGCCGAATCCGGCCGCAGACGGCCGAAGTTACCAAACTTTTGGCGGCGACTCCCCAAACCGCCCGGCGCCTTACAACTGGCTGCGGCTGGGCGTGGCCCGCACTCTGCACTCGCCCCGCTCCGGTCGCGGTTTCCTGCAAACCTTCACGCCGCACCTCGGCGCCTGCCCGGACACCAGTCACTTTT